GATGGTCAAGTGGTCCTACAGCATTACATTTAGCATCTAGACATGATTATAATAAGATCTTTATACTAGGGTTTGATTATAAAGGTTTAAATGATGGTCGTAATGTAAACAATATATATTCAGATAGTAACAACTATAAAAAATCAACAGATGGTGCAACATACTTTGGTAATTGGTTAAAGCAAACATCAAATATTCTTAAAGAAAATCCAAAAACCACCTTTATTCGAGTAATAGCATCGGATAATTACAAACCAGCAGAACTAAATAAATTTAGCAATATAAAGCATATTAATATTGAAGAATTCAAAAAATTATACCACATATCTTAAGATGTGTGCCTTTTGACGCAATTTTTGCCTATATCTACGTACTTTTTATCCCATTGACTAAATACAAATGACAGCCTTACCGTAGGTATTACATTTATTATAGGAGATGAACATGTCAGATATCAAGAAATTTGAAGAAATGCTTGACCGTCTAGTCAATGAAGACAAAGAAGGCGCTCAAGAACTTTTTCACGAGATTGTAGTAGAAAAATCACGTGATATATACGAATCATTACTAGAAGACGATCTAGATGATGAAGCAGTTGAAGAAGCAACTGACGAAGAAGTTGAAGAGTCAGACGACGAAGAAGTTGACGAAGCTACTGATGAAGAAGTAGACGAGTCAGATGACGAAGAGCTAGACGAAGACTTTAACCTAGATGAGTTTGAAGTAGAAGCAGACCCAATGGCAGCCATGGGCGGAGACGCAGGCGATGACATGATGGGTGATGTTGAAATGCCAGCACCGGACGCAATGGATGGCGACGAAGAAGGCGAAGAAGAATTAGAAGACCGTGTTATGGATCTTGAAGATGCACTAGACGACCTAAAAGCAGAATTTGACAAAATGATGTCAGACGAAGATGGCGAAGGCGACGACGGCGACGACGAAATGGACATGGACATGGACGCTCCAGCAGATGATGAAGCTGGTGACGAAGATGAAGCAGACGAAGCAATGGCTTTTGAAGCTGACGAAGAAGCTGAAGTTGAAGAAGGAACGAAAGAACCTAAAACAGCTACAGAGCAGATGCGTGAATATGTTGAAAAAGTTGGTGGTGATAACTACAAAGACTTTGGCAAAATGGGTGACAACGGTGCAAACACTAAGTCAACTGTTGCTAGTAAAAACGACATGGGCGGAACTGCATCAAACTTAGTATCAGGTGGCGAAGCTAAAGGTGGCGATAATGCTGGCTTAGCAGACATTAACCCTAAAGAGGAATCTGCAGGAAATGTTAACGTTCCAGGTGCTAAAGGTGCTACCAAAATGGCAAGCACAAAGGGCCACGGCGCTGAGAAAAAAGGCGCAGGCGAAACGGCTGCGAATACTAAAAGTATTACTAGCTAAAAAGGAAAACTAGATGTTAAACTTACGAGAGCATTTGACATATGATCAAGCAAATATTACGCTTGAATCAACTGACAAACCCGACGGTGGTAAAGACCTTTATATGAAGGGAATTATGATCCAAGGTGGTGTTAAAAACGCTAATCAGCGAGTATATCCTGTAAATGAAATAGGCAGGGCTGTCAAAACTCTCAATGATCAAATTAGTGGAGGATACAGTGTTCTCGGTGAAGTTGATCATCCAGAAGGCCTTAATATTAACTTAGACCGTGTAAGTCATATGATCAGCGATTGCTGGATGGATGGCCCAAATGGTTACGGTAAATTAAAATTACTTCCGACCCCAATGGGTCAGTTAGTTACAACTATGCTAGAGTCTGGCGTCAAACTTGGCGTCAGCTCTAGAGGTTCAGGTAATGTTTTAGAAGGAAGCGGCGAGGTTTCCGACTTTGAAATAATCACTGTGGACGTTGTGGCACAGCCAAGCGCACCCGGTGCATACCCTACTCCAGTATATGAGCATTTAATGAATGCCCGTGGCGGAATGAAGGCATATGAACTCGCACAGGCAACTAAAGAAGACCCAAAGGCACAAAAGTATTTAAAAGAATCGCTGGTTAATATAATCAGTAGACTCCAATAAAAGGAGAACATAATATGTTGGATGCACTAAAAACACTTTTCGAAAATGATGTAGTTTCTGAAGATGTGCGCCGCGAGATCGAAGAAGCGTGGGAAGGCAAGATTAAAGAAAATCGTGTCGCAGCTACAGCTGAACTTCGTGAAGAATTTGCTAAAAAGTATGAGCATGATAAATCTGTAATGGTTGAGTCAATTGACAAACTATTAGAGGAACGTCTTGCTTCAGAACTTCAAGAGTTTGCAGAAGATCGCAAACAACTAGCAGAAGCCAAAGCAAAGTATGCTGTTGCTCAACGTGAAAACGCAGAGCTAATGCAAAAGTTTGTTATGGAAACGCTAGGTAAAGAAGTTGGTGAATTACACGAAGATCAAAAAGCTATGGCTGACAAGTTTTCACAACTTGAAGAATTTGTGGTAGAATCACTTGCTAAAGAACTATCAGAGTTTTATGAAGATAAAAAAGACTTAGCTGAAACCAAGGTTAAACTTGTAAAAGAAGCTAAAGAAAAATTTGCAACAGTCAAATCTGACTTTCTTGCAAAAAGTGCAGCATTGGTATCCGAAACAGTTGGCAAAACTCTTACTAAAGAGATGGGTCAACTTAAAGAAGATATTGAAGCAGCACGTAGAAATGACTTTGGCCGCAAGCTATTTGAAGCATTTGCTTCTGAGTATGCTGGCAGCTATCTCAATGAGAAGTCAGAAACTGCTCAACTCTTAAAAGTTGTAGAACTTAAAGATAAGCAGATTGCGGAAGCAAAATCACTAGCCGTTAAGGCTAAGAACTTAGCAGAAACAGCAACTAACGAGAAATCAGTACTTGTTGAATCAGCTAAAAGAGAAAAAATAATTAACGATTTGGTAGCACCGTTAGGCAACAACCAAAAAGAAATTATGACAGACTTACTGGAATCAGTACAAACTGGACGCTTACAAGCTCAGTTTGACAAATACCTACCTGCAGTCATTGACGGCAATACTCCAGCTAAGAAGAAGGCAGTCCTATCAGAGGCAAAATCAATTACAGGCAATAAAGAAGAAACTAACGTTAGTTCAATTAAAGCAGATGCAGACAACAATGTTGTTGATATTAAGCGTCTAGCTGGATTATAAAAGGAGATACCGAAATGTCAGAACTATTAGAAGGACGCTGGCAGGACACCAAATCAGCACTAGTCGAGGGCCTACAAGGCACCAAGAAAGCTGTGATGGAAAGCACACTTGAAAATACTCGTAAGTATTTGTCAGAATCTGCGACAGCAGGTGCTACTTCTGCCGGTAATGTTGCAACTCTTAACAGAGTTATTTTACCCGTCATCAGACGTGTTATGCCAACTGTGATCGCAAACGATCTAGTAGGTGTACAGCCAATGACTGGTCCTGTGGGTCAAATCCACACGCTGAGAGTCCGTTACTCGGACACAGCAAACGGTGCTACAGCAGGCGAAGAGGCTCTAAGCCCATTCAAAATCGCTGAAGCATATTCAGGTAATGCAAACGGAAAAGCTGATTCAACTGCTACACTAGAAGGTGCAGCTGGAAACAAATTAAGCATCCAAATCTTGAAACAAACCGTTGAAGCCAAAACTCGTAAACTAAGCGCACGTTGGACTTTTGAGTCTGCACAAGACGCTCAGTCACAGCACGGCATCGACGTTGAAGCAGAAATTATGGCTGCTTTGGCTCAAGAGATTACAGCTGAAATCGACCAAGAAGTACTAGCAAGTCTACGTGGACTAGCAGGTACTTACGAAACTTATAACCAAGCTGCTGTATCAGGTACAGCTACATTCGTTGGTGACGAGCACGCTGCATTAGCTGTTCAAATCAACCGTGTTGCTAACTTGATTGCACAACGCACACGTCGTGGTGCAGGTAACTGGGCTGTTGTATCGCCATTCGCGTTAACAATCCTACAATCTGCTACAACTTCAGCGTTTGCACGTACAACAGAAGGTACATTCGAAGCACCAACTAACACTAAAATGGTTGGTACATTGAATAATGCTATGAAAGTATATGTTGATTCATATGCAGCTGATAGCACATCAGTACTAGTTGGTTACAAAGGTTCAAGCGAATCAGATGCAGCGGCATTCTATTGCCCATACATCCCGCTAATGAGCTCAGGCGTTGTGCTTGATCCAGATTCATTCGAGCCAGTAGTATCGTTTATGACACGCTACGGTTACGTTGAACTGTCAAACACAGCTTCGTCGCTTGGTAACGCAGCTGATTACTTAGGTGAAGTTGGAATTACTGACGGAAACGTTAGCTTCCAGTAATACTTTAAGTATTAAGTAACACTAAATAGGTCCTTTCGAGGGCCTATTTTTTTGACTAAATAATATTACGTTCATCCTACGGGACGGAAGTAGCACAATGCGAAGGAACGCACTTTAACTTTAACGAGGAGAAGTGTATGACTAACTATACCCTTTGGTGCTACAAGCAATTACGCAAACAGCACCATATCAAAAAAATAAATTACATTTTATTAAAAAAAATGTATTTTTATGGTTGACATTTAGTATAAAGATGCTATTATGTATATATAAGTTAGACGACGGTGTAACTTAGATAGTGCAAGGAAGAGGTGTTACAGGCACCGAACTTGACTAGTAGCTGTAGTGGCATTGCATGACTGTGGAGACACGGAGATGTACTTTCGAACGTAACTGTTTGATACGAGGTTTGCGGGAAAAACAGACAGACTGTTAACTGCATTGTTGGTATTCTGAAATCCAACCTATCACTTTTATTTAAAAGCCCTAGCATTTATTTGTTAGGGCTTTTTTCTCTTTTGATAAATACATATGTCAGATAGTGTGCCGCAAGGCGGACTTATGCTGTACCCACAGCGTAGCTCATAGAACGGGCATAGGACTACTTTTTATAGGAGAAAACAAATGGGAAGACCACTAAATAAAAGAAATTTCGGAACACCTACAGCAGGCGGAAACGAAATCAAAGTACGTTATCGTGCTACAGGACAAGCAGAAGCAAACGGTTGGATTGTAAAGCAATTAGGATCTAAAAAGTTCCGTTGCTACGATGGTACTAACACAATGGATTGTTACTTAGTTGACAAAGCACAAGGCACTTTAGCAGTAGGCGATATGACTATTACAGTTAAAGACGATGGCGGAACAGCTCGTCAAGTTACTAAAATTTCAGGTCGTATGGTAACACTTGACTCAGGTGACAAAATTGCTTGGAACTTCACTGATGCAACCGACGATAATGCAGTTGAAATGGAAGAAGCTGGTACAGCTGATGACTTCACTGGCGCAGATGATTTCGAAGCTGACTAAGACTAGAATAGTAGGGGAGAAATCCCCTACTTACTTTTAAGGATTTCTGAATGGCTAAGATAGTAAGAACAACAGATAATGATTATAGAATAATTGTAGCTCAAGGTGGCACAATATTTCTTGACACAACTGGCGCAACGTATGACGGAAGCGGAAAAGTTGTAGTTAGAGGCGACCTTGAAATTAAAGGTGACACTACTACTATTAGTTCTACAATTTCTACTATATCTGATAATATTCTTTTACTTAGTGAAGGAAACCCTGGACCAGGATTACCAGCTAGTCTTGATAGACCATATTCAAGTGGTATTGAAGTTAGTAGAGGTAGTGATTCTGGAGGACATGCAATTGGTAATGCAAGATGGGTATATGATGATAATATATCTTGGGCATTAGGCGGAACTACAGGAAAAGGTTCCTGGTTAGCTACACAAGGTGATTTAGGTTCTGAAACAGTATTACCATTAAGAACAGATGGAATTATTGCAAGTGGAAGTTTGTATGTTACAGTTACAGGTATAGCAGGAGTTATATCAGTTACTGGATCAAATGACTACGAAGAAAGAATTTGGAATTATGTTAACGGTGAAATTACACCAGAAGCAATAACCGGAAATATTGTCAAAGACGATGATAATATACCTAATACAAAAGCCGTAATTGACATAGTTGAATATAGTATTAACACTGTTGAAATTGATAAAATTCAAGAAGACAATTCTAGTATTACAATTAATGATAAAAATAATACTATTTCGTTAATATTTGAAACAGGTTCAAACACTACTATACAAACATCAGGTACACACGGATATACATTAGGCGATAATATTTCAATCACAGGTGTACAAACATCACCAAGTGATCCTGCTATAGACGGACTTAATGGAACACATGTTGTAACTGGTATAGTATCACCAAATAGAGTTAAAGTAAATCATTCGACTACAGGTGGAGATGCTGATAACTATGTAGCACTTTCAGGTAAGACAATAACTGATCCAAATCTTGATCCAACTACAATTACTGTTACTGTAGATGGAAGCGAAATAGCTAATTTTTATAATAATCGTGTAGAAATTTCAGATATACAGATTATGGGAACAGAAATTTCCACATACAACAGTAATGACGATCTTGTACTTTCTGCACCAGGGTCGGGCGTAGTAAGAGTTAAAGATACATTTGAATTAACAAAAACTCCAGGTGACGATGAAGGATCGGTATTTGATCCAGCAGCTCCGATTGAAGGTGTTAAGCTATATAGTAAGACACCAGGAACAGGGTCAACAGGATTGTTTATCGTTAACGAACAACAACGCAGAGACGAAATAATAAGTAAGAATAGAGCATTGCTATTTGGAATGCTATTTTAAGGAAAACACATGGCCATTATACAAGCACAATTAACAACATCACAATTAGACTTACTTACAGTGCCCGTAGGAAAAACACAAGCAATTACAAATATTGTTGTGTGTAATACATTTAGTCCATTTGGTGCTAGTCCAGAAACTAGAGAAGCAGCATTTACAATGTATATTACAAAGGCTGTTGATGAAAATACTCCAGGAGCAATTGGAGCTGCATCGACTGTTGTAAAAGATTTAGTATTGCCTGCAGGTGAAACATTTACGTTTGATTCAGAACGTATGGTATTAGATTCTAGCGATATGATTAGCTTTGAAACACAACTTACATCAGGAGCAGGTGCAACTGATTTATCAGCTACAGTGAGCTATTTGGAAGTATAACAAATGAGATTATTAAAAGCGCAAAATACAAATCTACGAAACATCTATGGTAAAGGTGTTAAGTATGATACAGACGATCAGGTTATTGTTGATAGTAACAATGTAATGCTTGTACCTAAAGGTACAACAGCACAGAGACCAACTACACCAACAAGTGGTCATTTGCGTTATAATACAACTGTTAATGAATTAGAAATATATTCAGAAAGCGAATGGCGTAGTGTTAGATACAAAGAGCCTAATAATGATCCTGGAATTATTCAACAGGAATTAGGATTAGGTGACGATGTAGAAACTTTATTTGGACCATTAGATAGTCAAGATCCAAATACAGATTACACTGTACCAGATGCCGCACAGAATATATTTGTTTATGTTGAAAACGTATGGCAACGTGCAGGTGTTGGTAATAACTATGTACTGACACAAAATCCAGCAGGAAAAGCAGCAGGAACATATGTTGAATTTTCATCACCTCCACCAT